CTAAAGCGCACCATGCTAATCTGTGTCTCATTTGTTGTTTCATTATTGTATCTCCATATCTAAGGCATCGTTATATAAACTATTCATAAGGGTTTTTAATTTCCCTTTATCTAAATCAGTGTTAACACCATCTATATAGCTTGCCATTAAGTCAGTCGTATTTTCTATTTCTTCTATATTGGTTACTACATTTTCACCCAAGAATTCAGAGAAGTTTTCAGCTATTTTTAAATCATGTGTGTTTAGCTCTGATATTCGTTCTATAAACTTATCAAACATAAATGGGTTCGACTTATTACCCACTATGACTTTAACAAATTTGTTCGTACATATATTTATATCAAAATTCTCATAGTCTTGTGTAGTATCATCATAATATATTTTTTCAAACATCCTTAAAGGATTTGGTATTGCTTTAATTTCTTTTGTATCTGTGTCTAATATATGGAAATACTTTTCATCATGAGCGTCTGCCCAAGTGAATTCCATTTGACATCCAAGATATCTTATATTAGCTTGTTGACTTGAGGCATGATAATGTCCAGATAAAACTATATCATAATGCTTAAATGGTTCAACACCCATTCCATTTCCCATTGGTTGTTTAATACCCCTCATCATTTCAAATCCTTGTAACTCTAAATGAGCCATTATCATACCATTATTTTTTCTTATAAACTCCATTGAGTGCTTATGGTTATCTGGATTAATCCACGGTAGCAAATGAATATCCAATCCATCATAATTTAATGTGGAAGGCTTCATTATAATATTAATATTTTTTGTATAGTATCCTAAGAGCTCTTTAAGAGAGCAAAGTTCATTTGTATTTTTATGGAACACATCATGATTCCCTGGAATAATATCCATTGTCATACCATTATTAGCTAATGGTTCTAAGAAATGTTTTCGGTTAGCGTTAAGTGCTTTAAAGTTTACAAACTTCCTATGGTCATAATAATCTCCAAGATGTATTATATGTTTAATATTATTAGCTTCGCAATATGGAAAAAAGATTTCTGAATAAAATCTTTCTTGAAAGTCTATGAATATTTTTGAGCTATTTCTTACACCACAATGGGTATCATTTAACAATGCGATTTGCATGCATCCATCCTAATTTGTTTAAAATAGTTGTATCTGCACATGTCCTTATACGTTCATGTGGTGGGTTTTCAAATCTAATTTCAGGTGTGTGGTATGGCATTAATTTTGCAGCTACTTCTTTTAAGTTAATAGATTCCCCAGTTCCAATATCAACAACTTTACCTACTATTATATCATAGTTTTCCACTAAAGTAAACAGCCCGTTACAAACATCATCTATATGGGTCCAATCTCTTTCATGCCTTCCATTAATATATTTAACAGATTTAGGATTATTAATCATCCTATCATATAACATATCCTCTCTGCCTGGATATACTGTATGAGGTCTAAAACCTACAAAATCTTTTCCATCATGTTCATTAATCTTTTTGGTTGTGGCATAAGGATTGGTCCACCATTCTATAGCATTTGAAGAGGAAGCATATAAACATTTTACGTTATTCTCTCTGCATTCTTTAAAAACAGCTTTAGTACCCTCTACATTTGTTTCCCAATAAGCTTCTGGATTGTCAATTGATTTCCTTACCCCTGTTAAAGCAGCAAGATGGATTACCATATCATAAGTATCTGCTAATTTAAAATTACATACATCTTTTGTATATGGCCATACATTATGACCTCGTTCTACTAAGTATGGCATAAGGTGTGAACCTATATAACCATTATAGCCTGTCATTAATATATTCACCCTGGTAAATCTTCCTCTTTATAACCTTGAAAAGCGTCTGCCCATACCATACCAGCTCTTAGTTCTTTATTTATTTCTGTGGCTTTTTCTAATAACTGCAAAGTTGTAGCTTTATTCTTAGAACTCTTAATGAAGGCTGATGTATCTTTTGGAAAACACATACCACCAAATCCAAATTTTCTATCAGGACCTGGTACCATCATATGACTTTTTCCAATTCGTTCGTCCTCAGCAATAAGCTGTGTTAACTCATCAAATTCTTCTCCACCACTATTATTATATAAATTATATAACTCATTAAAAAATACAACCTTAGTTGCAAGGAAACTATTAATGGCATACTTTGCATAACATGCGTTTAACATAGAAGTAAATCTAACGGAATGCATTTTTATACCAGCATTCATAAATATTGAATACCAATGCCTAGCATTAGCTCCACCAAATATAGTAAACTTCTGATTAAGAAACTCTTCTTTTGAATCAGCCTCTGTCAAAAATTCTGGATTAAATGTTATTTCTTTGTCGTCTTCTAATAGGGCAATTAGTTCAAGTGATATGGTTGACTTAATAAGGATAGGTACATACGGTGCTACTAAACGAATTTCATGAATGTATTGCTCAACCATCATATCATCACATTCACCTGTTGGTCCTTGAGGTGTGGGTAAACATATTATAATACCATCATAATAACCATAATCAGCATAGTTATTAATCCCATCATCTAAAGGATTCATATCCTTTGGTGGGTCCATAATTTTTATATAATTCATTGAGTCTTTATTTAGACCTTCATATACAGCTTGACCAACTACACCATAACCAATAATTAATAAATCTCTATGCGTCATTCATCACCTTTTCTAAACCTTTTTTCTTTTTTTCTTTTTCAGCCTTAGCAAAATCTTTAATAGCTTGGTCTGTTTCTTGAATCCTAGATATTTTCTCTCTAATTGTGTCAAGAAATGATTGGTCAATAGGACTATTTTTATCAATGCTAGCAGCAAAGTCTTCTATATCCGCTTGAGCCATAAATTTAAATTTAATATCTGTTTGTTTTTTCTCTTTAACTATACGTCTAATAAAAGCAAAATAAGCTATTTGAGTAAAGTAAGAGAATGCGTTTGGTTTTCCCGTACGGGTTGCTGCTTCAATTCGATAATTATATATTGCTTTAAGACAGTTTTCAACTCCATCCATAACCATTTCATCACGATAGGTATACCGAACAAAATTAGGTTTATGGGAAAGGCCTTCACATATTTTCATAAAGCAAGTGGCTATATAATCTGGAACCACTGGATTTTTATCTCCTCTTTCTTTAGCGGCCTGCGCTTCGGTCACATAATCAACCACAGCATATGAAAACTGTCGATTATTTACGTAATGGGGTTTCTCTCTGGGTTTGATTTTTTCACTCATATTATCTCCATGTTTATATACATTATATCATAGTTATCCCTTAAAGTAAACAGTAAATTAATTAATATTTATTTTGTAAAAACTGTTTACTTTTGCGTATTTATATGATATAATAGAATAGATTGTCGGGGAGACCAGAATAGAGCTCTTAGTGTATGGTGGAGCCACCTTGTAATCTTCGTACTTCTTCTTTGATTTCTTCCTGGTTTTGTTGGGTACCATCTAATATTATTTTCATATAATGAGCTTTAACATCAATTTCTACTTCCGAAGTTAACATAATATTAAAATCCTCTAATACATGTAGCTTTTGTGATGCAAATGGTAACCAAGGAGTCATGACAAAACGTTGGTTATCCTCAACTATTACTTTCATTGGTTCCTCAATACCTATTAATCCTTGAGGAGCTTCTTCTATATCATGGGTGTATGCAACTATAGTTTCACCTGAAACCAATTTAAATAATTTAACTGGAACATCTTCCAGTCTTTCTGGGAATTTTTTGTTGTTTAAATCTGTCATAATACTATTTATAATAATTTGACTTCATGTATCTTAAATTTAAACTTTTCTTTAGCATATATTTCTACCCTATCTTTACTGTGATTTAGCGTATAATTCTTTTTAGATTTCCAATGTAGGTCGTCAGCTAAGTCATACAACTTAGTATCCTTATCTGTTTTTCTTAATCCTCTACCAATAGATTGTAATACCCTTATCTGACTCTTACTGGGCGAGGCAAAAATTATATTATTTAAATTAACTATATTGATACCGGTAGAGAATGTACCATAAGAACATACCAATATAGCATCCTTTTCTGTTTCTGTTATAGCTCTAATTTCTTCTCTTGTATCTGCTGGGACCTTACCACTTACAAAAAATACTTTTCTTTTACTCATATTCCATATTCCCTTAGCGGCTTCATCAATCATTCTAAATAGTGGTTCACCATGTTTTTCAACAAATTGGAATAAGATTAATGTATTACCTTTTTGGTCTAGAGCTAGGTTCTTAATAAATTTATTTCGGGCCTCACTTCTAACTATATAATCTACTTCATCTTGGTACTTCATGCCATTAACTTCTTTACATGATTCTTCTTTATGTTTAAGTAATATAATGTCTATAGATAAATTAGCTAAATCACCTCTATCAATAAGGGCTTTTGATGTTGTTATATTTTTATGAGGACCGAACAATCCTTCCAATACAAGTTTATGAGTTTGTGTACCATCTAGAGTGCCTGTTAATCCAAATCTATATCGAGCCTCAGTACATTTGGTTAGTATACTAGTAAGAGATTTAGCTTTAAAGTTATGAGCTTCATCACCTATCACCATACCAAATTGTTGGAAGTATTCCTTTTGCATTTTATATATTGATTGCCATGTTGATATATAAACTCTTTTAGTTTTGTGACCTTTATCAAGGCCTGCCATAATCTCATGACAATTCTCAGTTGCAAACCAATCATCATCATTATCTGCATATTGACAAAAGTCGCCATACATTTGTTTGACAAGGGAAGTGGTAGGTACTATTATTAATACCTTATCCTCATTAGTAGCTAAAAAATATCTCATAAGGAGATATATTATTAATGATTTGCCTGAGGCTGTAGGTGATACTAAAAGTCCTGACCTCGTTCGCAATCCATGTTTAATAGCTTCTAATTGATAATCTTTTGGTATCCACGGAATTGGAATATTTTTAATCCAAGATATGTCATCAGGATAATCCATACCTGGTAAGTTATATTTGCTGGGTGGTTCTTTTAATATAGATATAAGTTCTATATCTCTTTCTATACAAAAAGCTTTTATATAACCAAATAATCCTGAATAGATTGATTGGTCACGTAAGTTAAAGAGACGAATCTTTCCATCCCAAAGCTTGTTTCTAAATTGAGGTGTGAACTTATAACCAGGGACATAAAAAGTAAATGCTTCACTTAATTCATGAAGAATTCCTTTGTCATCGCAATCAATATAAAGAAACGCGTTATTTTTTACTTTTACAGTTATATTACATATAGGCATTTTCTCTATTAGAATGGTCAGTCACATCAAGTATTGCAGCAATTTCAGGATAATGGCTCTTAAGTTGTCTTTCTATTCCGTCCTTTAATGTTAATGCCACTGAACTACAACCTTGACATCCTCCACCAAAATTTAAAACCACTTCCTTCTTATCGGTAATTTCTACTAATTCACAATATCCACCATGCGAAGCTAAATTAGGACTAATTTCTGTATAAATTGTATATTTTACTTTCTCTTCAAGTGGAGCATCATCTTTAGGCGCTGGTCCTTTAGCATTTGGTGCAGTAATAGTAAGTTTTTTAGATGTACCGTCAATTTTTAATGCTACATCAGAATCTTTTAAGTACCCAAGGTATGACACAGAAATATAAGCATCAAAACCATTATATTCAAATTTTGTATATTTTTTATGAAGTTCTTTAGGCCTACAAAAATTAAATGTCACATTTGCTACAGGTGTTCCAGCCTTTTCAACTTCTATTTTTAATCCAAGCTCTTCATCTTGTGCTTTAAAAAGTTCTTCTATATATTGTTCAGCTTCTGTTGAAATAGTAAACATTATTCAAAATTTATTGTTTTTGTTTTATTATATTCTGTAAACTTATCCATATATTCTTCTTCTGTTAGCTTATGCCAACCACAACATCTACCAGTAGGTGAACGACCACAACTACATGGAAATTTATCATGGGGTGGAATACCTTTAATTTTACGCACCGGCTTCAAATGCCCTCCATTTAATTATGTTACCAATATTTTGATGTCTCCAACGTATTGTAGACATTATTTCTTCTAAAGTATCTATAAGAACTTTGTCATATTCTACAAGAGCTTGCATTTTTTGTATGTCAGTATCTGCATCATAGTAATAATTCATATCTCCTTTAAGAGGTTTATTTAATCCTTTGAATGGGTCATACTCCCAACCAAATGAATCAATCTGTTCTTTAGATAACTTACCATTATAATATAGCCACTTATCTTTAAGTAATGTTTTATACTCTAAGTCTTTTTTCTTTTTACTCATCTTAGCAATGGTAACTAACTCTAAGTATTTACTATGGATACGCGCCATCTTTACGGTTGTATCATCTAATTTTAAATCATCTATTATGGAATCTTTTTTCCACATCTCTAGCACTTGCTCAATATTCATAATCTTGCTCTATAACCACTTAATTTTCTTTCAATAAACATTTGTTCTAATTGCAACAACCAAAAATTAATTCCATTACAAATATGTGGGACTTGAATTTTTTCAATACTATCTATATCTATTATTTTTAATTCTCTCAATTCATGATTCCATATTATATTACCTAGCCATAAATCTCTATGGTATAACCATTGTTTACCATTCCATTGCTCCATTGATGCATGATATAATTCTTCATGAATCTTATCCATAGCTATTTTTAATTCATAGATAAATCTCATACTTAGGTCCATATGCCTCGGATTCCATTCTGCTACATAATCATTTAAGACCATACCTTTAACATATTCATAACTATAACCCTTTTCATCCCATGCCAAAAGCTTAGGAAAAAAATCAAAGTCATATGTCCCAAGAATATCTAAAATCTCTAATTTTTTCTCTATATAACCTTTTTTCTTTTTTTCTTTATCTGTCCACGGTTTAAATATTCTACCATTTTCATTAATTTTAACTTTTTTTATGGTCTTAACATTAATATAATCACTCACCCTTGGCCTCTATATTTTTTGAACGACTTTCTTTTACTTTT